CTGCCGTAACAGCCTGATTGCCGTTCTGACGCTGCTCAAGCTGCTGAAGCTTGCGCAGGCTTTCGAAAAGGCTGCGGTTGTGGTCAAGCTGCAGGTCTATCTTGGCCTTTGTGATGTATATGCGGTAATCATCATAGCCGCTCATGATTGCCGCAACCAGCATTTCGTTTGCCTTGCTGTATTGACCTATGGAAACGGCGTACTCAGCGGAGGCGATTATGTTCTCTATTTCCGTTTTTGCCGTTATCTGAATGCCACCGATGTTAATGTTGGTCTTCATCTGCTCGGACGCAATTACGTTCTTCGCGCCGCAGTACTGACAAAAGATGTAGGCACGGTTGACCTCCACGTTCAGCATCGCTCCGCAGCTTTGACAATATAGGACTCTCGCTTCGCTCATACTTGCCCCTTCAACTACTGTTTTTATTACCGGAATTTTAGCACAAAAGACCTTTATTCGCAACCGTGCTGCATAGAGTATAAGCAGATCAGTTGGGACAAAGTCCCAACTGATTTTATATTTACTCAGTATGTTTACGAAAGTTGGGACTTTGTCCCAACTTTTAATGAACGACGGCGGATCAAGTGGGACAAAGTCCCACTTGATTTTGTATTTACCCAGTATACCTACCTTTTGCCTGCTGCATTTCAACTCGGTTATATCATAACTTTACCGTTATCTTTGCACCTTTTACCATCGGCAGCCCCATCATCAACACCAGACTAGACAGTAGTATACCCCAAACCAAACAACGCACCCCGGCATTATAATCGCTATTTCTCTGGGCGCACTCGTTGATAGCCTTTGTAATATCAGGATGCTGGTAGAATGACAACTGGCTGAAATGCGCTACCAGCTCGTTCTTAACTATTGCCATTTTAACTATGCCCACGACTACCAAACTCAGACAGAGCGTCAAGACAATAGCGAATATAATTTTGTTCTTATCCGTTGCCTTCTTCGAGGCCACCTGCGCGTCATGGACTATCTTTTTAGTTCTTTCAATTCTCGCCAGAATGATTTCCGGCTTGTGTATGCGCAGCCACTCGTTTGCATCCGCGCCATGCGATCTGCTGTACTGCAAGAAGCAATTATAAGTATGCCTGTTGAACGAACCCCATGCATCCATAGGCTTGCAGCCGTTTTCCAGCATACATTGCGCCGCCAAAGCATCGAAGTAAGCTCCCCTTGCGCTGCTGTTTTCCTCGAAGAATCCTTCCAGTCCCTCCGGAATGAAGTCATGCTTGCCAGTCTCCCACAGACTGCGAATGTCATGCTGCAACATGCGCTCCACTTCCGGATTGGTTGGCCAGAATACGCCCTCGTCATCCATGCGGTTGGCGTTGCGGTATATGTTGGCGTTCGTCTTGATGCTATCCGCCGCAAAGTACGCGCCGCTTGCCAATAAAGTTGCTAATGCTCCTGCTATCATAATGCCTCCTCCTAACTCAGCCAGATTTCGCGTTTGACCGCATTCTGAATAGCTTCTTGTTGCTCTGTTCTGGGTGTAAATTCGCTGTTTGTCGGGCGAAAAGTCTCCACGTCGAACAGAACACAGTCCCACGTTTCCACTTGGTATTTCACCTTTGGCGGGCGCACCAGCACATAGTACGGTTTGAACGGGCCATTGCCGAACATATCCGTGGCCAGCATCATCGCCCTGTTTATTACCCGCATAAGCGCCTTATCTTCTCCGAAATACTTCAGCATCTCCGGGTCGAAGTAGTGCCCGTCAGGGTTGTGACGATAATACTCAGCTATAAACGACTCTAATGAACCAAACGGCACATCCGTCATAGAATTTCCTCCAACAGGCTTACGGCCTCATTCAGTGAGCTTATGCCATCATCTATATTAGATACAGCATCCTCCATGGTGTCCACAGCCGTTTCCATATTCTCATATATTTCCGTTCCCTGTAGATTCTCAGGATAGTTGCACATAGAATCTTCTTCGTCCTTAACTTGATTTACTATATCCAGCGCTGTTTCTATAATCTCAATAGCCCTGCGCAATTCTTTCCTACGTTTGTTATTCATAGCCGTTTCCTCCCTTATATTCCATTGTGCATATACATTTAGTTTGCTTTACCATATTACGCGGAATATATCAACCACTTTTCCAAAATTGTTTTCTTGCGCCACACACCGCGCTTATCTCCCTTAGATGGGTCGAACCCTACTATCTGCAAGTTTGTTTGCTTGCCTACCGATGCTGTGCCTTTCATTCCATCCCACTGCACCATAAGCTCTCCACTGCCCCATACGTGCCCAACAACAGTTCCAACACGTACTCCACAATCTGTTGATACCACTCGCGTCCCACAGCGCATAGCGTTCCTCCTCAGTTAATATACACGGTATAGACCGCCAAACCTTTCCGCTATAACTACATCACCAAATTCCGAATCCTGCGGCGCATCTATGTTGTTCACAAAAGCGAACGCATAATAGCCTTCGTTCTCGCACTTATCCAGCGCGTCGGCACACTCAGATGTCGCCAGTAGATACGTATCCATGTTCAACTCGCTGCCATCGCACATTTTATATTTGCCGTGTATGACGTGCCAAATAACCGCATCGCTATGCAGTTTATTTTCAATTTCAGAAATGGTCTGCCGCATCTGTGGGGTTAGACTATATATAAACCCGTTGATAGAGAAAAACACAATATCGTCTGTCTCAAACGCTTTGATAGCATCATCAAATATCCCTAAATCCTTCATGTAGCCAATCGCCTTATCTTTGTTCGTCATCAAACTACTCCTCCCCTAACTCATCCCGTAATGCCTGTGCAAATGCCCAGTCATAGTCCTTTGCCGACAGGTTACATATCTCTTTGATTTCCTCTGCCTCGATACCTATGTAGCAAAGCGTTATGGCCTCGTTACTATGCCCCAATTCCTTACAGAGCATAGACAGCGCCCTATACCCACGTTCCTGACTAAGATGCTGTGCCTGCGTGTAGAAGCGATAAGCGTATGTCTTGCGCATGGTGTGGCTGCCATACAGCAGCGGATTCCACCCCAGCCGTTCTGCCGCCGGAACGATTATGTCGTCGTTGAGCGTTTTGCGGGTCAGGCATCCGCCCTTCTGCGAACTAAACAGGAAATCCTCGCTTGCCAGATGCATATCATCCGTGTACTGGGCGACCATCGCCGCCACCTCGTCGCTTATCTTCAGCTCCCTGCCCTTGCCGGTTTTCTGCTCGATGACGTACACCGTATCCTTGGGGCTGCCGTCCTTGCCAATGAACTGCCCGGCCTTGAGCTGCACCAAATCCCCGCCGCGCAATCCAACGTTGCACCCAAGCCGGAACAGAACCAAATTTCTGTACGCGAGCCGCCTACGCTTAGTGTCCTGCAAAGAGTGTTCCATGGCGGTTATCTCGGCCATTGTTTTGAGCGGAACCTTTGTGTGCTTAGTCAGCGGCGCGTACTGTTGCTTGGTGCTGCGCAACTGCGGCCTTAACGCTTTGCCGCAATGTGAGCAGAAATTCGCCGTGCCTTCGTTTTCCTCTCCACACTTAGTGCAGATGAGTATGTACGGCGTTTCCACCACTCGCGGCTTGAATTGTAGTAAGTTACTTGGCATTCTTTAACACCCCTTGCCGTCTTAATGAGTGGTCTACCTCAGTCCAAAAGTCGAATCCCGAATCCAAAGTAGATTCACATGCTTTAATGACATCCTCGTCAATTTGCTCCATTATGCCGTACAGTTGGTCTTCCTCATCTATCTCTATGCGGCCAGTACCTTCAAGGAAACCAAGATAATTTGCCACGCTTATGAGCGAACAAGTATCCATATGATATTTCATTTATGCCCTCCATGCTACCGCTAATTCTCTTGCTTGTTCTCGCTTGTTTGCCGCCAACAGCGACACCATTATGCTCATCATCTGCTCAGGCGTTAGTTCGTACAACTCCTGCTTGTCCTCCACCCTCCTGCGGATGTACTCTTCGGAGCTGAAGTCATATTCTCTTGGCGCGGCGTTGCGCATCATAAAGAAGCTTTCGCGCAGGGTGTTTTCATCATATATGCTGCCTGTGGCAGAGCTGACGTACAGTTTCATATGCCCTCCTTAATCGCCTATGGCATAAAACCCATCAATGTGCTTCCTACCATCCCATACACCATCTATTTCCCGAACAGCTTCATCTAAGTACCTATCGATAAGCGTGTCTACATCATATATGTCATGAGAATCATCCTCACTTTGAATCCATGCTTCGTATTCTTCCTGAACCCTACGCATGGCCGTTCTGAATGCCTCAACGGTTTTATCTTCGCTAACGCTATCTGGTGTTGCTATCCGGACAATATTGTCTTTCTTTATACTACAGTTACAGTAGTGTATCTCAAATATATATTCCTTCATATCTCCTCCAATGTGCCGTTCTTGCTTGTGCAGTTCTGGACGTATTGCTCAAATGTGTACGCATATTCTTCCGGCTGCTCCCGCTTGAGCTGCTCAAACTCCTGCCGCAGTTCCTTTTCGGTCACAAACCGCATCACCTCTGTATCAATGAAAATATTCATCTGCTATCTCCTTGAACCCTGCCATAACAAAGTCATCGTATGTCAGCCCGAATCCGTTTTCATCCGTCAGCGTATCCATGATGTCGCTGTCATTCCAGAGCCAGTCCCTGCCGACGCTTATGGCGGAATCTATGAGCAGCTTTAAGGCGGATATGTATTCGCTGTCGGTCATTTAGTGTTCCTCCCGCGCCAACTTGCCAATAGTAAGCTCACCTTTACTGGAGCCTATTTCAAAGTCGCGCACTATCATACAACAATCTGCCATGTCGTAATCCTCACCGCCCATTTCCTCATCTATATCGCTGTATTCCTCACCTATGCGTTTAAGTGAGTAATCATCGCACTCGTGGCAGAAATTGGTTATAAATACCACATCGTCAAAGTGGTACCACTTGATACTATACCAAAGGAATGACACATACTCATCGTGGTCAACTATCTTTGCCGCCGATAGAGTCCTGTATGCGCTCTCACATTCTACTTTCGCTTTTCTAACCAGTTCGACTGCATTTTCCTTGCGCAATGTCAGCGCCACGTCACTGTAATATCCCATTATTCTTCCTCCTCCGCGAAGTATTCTTCAATCAGATAACCATAGCCAGCCTTTTCGATATCCTTGGGATCAAATTCCAGCACATCAATCAATGTCTCTGTTATGCGCCAGTCAGGCCACTCATAGCTTTGGTACCATTCAACTATGCCATCGATAAGTCGTACACGGTTCATTCATTTCCTTCCTCCCAAGCATCAAGATTCTCAATCGGTATCTGCTCTGTTACTTCATCCTGCAAAGCGTCGCTGTACACATCCAGCATCACCCGGCCACTGTCTTCGTACACTTCAAGCTTTGCCACCGCCATACTGTTGCCGAACTCCGGCCTATCAATTTCAAGCCAGATACCGGGATAGTTCGGGTCATCACAAAGCTTCGCAATTAGCGTGCCCTGACTTGTTGCCACCCTAATTTGTGTATTATCCACATTGTCACCCCCTATTGTTATTTCGTCAAAATTGTCATAATAGGTTCCTCTATAAAACAATGCACCTGGGAAGACTATCACATCCTCCTGTCCACAATCATCCTCATCGTCCCATATTTCCAGCCAGTCGTATGGTTCACCATCTGTATCTCTCAAAGCATCACTACGCAACAAGCTTTGACATAATATTGCCTCTGCTTTCACGGTCTGAAATGTACCAGACGCCCACTCATCGTAACGGTCTTGATCTTTGTTGTATGCCATTAAATGGAACATCGCTTCTTCCTCCTCAATTCGATAAGAACGTCAGTATCACGATTACGATAATCCATGCAATTAGTCGTTTAGGATAAAATTCAAAATACATAGTTATACCTCCTCAGATGTCACCAGAGTCCCAAATAGCCCCTCTGCGGCGTTTTTATTATTTTGTAGGCAGATTGGTCGTGTAAGATATAGAATTGCTCATAACGTGTATTTGGAGCCTATATAAGAATTGCTTATTTCTGTAGCTCCCACATGTGCAGCTCCTGCCATGTCATCACCAGCCAGCCGCCGCAAACCCTGACAATGGTTTCATCGCCGCGACAGGCTTCTTCCGCTTCCTTGCGTGTATCGTACTGTGTCATTCCATTTCCTCCTTCTCAAGGTTACAAAAGAAATCATCTTCCGAAAACATCATACCGTCATAATACTCAAACAGTGCTTCATCAGGGATGTCATCTGGGTCTGGCAAAAGCACAGGGTACTCAGTATCATTCTCCAACACCATCAGATAACTCAGTTTCAGCTCATCCAGCTCATCGCGGGTCAGGTCTTGTATTACTCGATACATTCTTTTTCTCCTTCGCATAGCATATCGGACACATAATTAAGTCGCTATCACGCATCATCTTCCAATAATCTTCCTCCCCCATTCTATCAATGAAGCACTTTGAGCAAAACGTATCACCACATCGTTCGCACCCCCACAATTCTCCATGTATGTCGTTGTCCGTATCAAATTTACCTTCAAACCCACATATGTCACAAACATAAGTATCTGTACTCATTAAATACATTTCGTTCCTCCTGTCGCTTTAATATTTGCCCTTTATGGGCGGAGAATTAGCGATTAGATATCAAACACAGAAACCCAGCGCCACGCCATACGAGTCCAAGGCATAGCTATAGCTCGCGAATCCAGAAGTGTCGACCACACAAAAGAAGCGGGAGTCACCGAAATACGCGGAACGCAACCAAGCCGAACAAGCGGAGCCCTTCTCGCCAAAAGTAATTCTATAATTGCTCGTTGCAAATGCCTTATACCGCTTACCGTCTTCGGCAGGCGCATAAATGGCACTACCGAACATTTCACTTTCAGAAAACACCCACAGCTTGCGATACATAACTTTAATACTACCATCATATGTTACATATTCTTTCAACACTGTACGCACATAAGGCAATACTGATTCAGGAACCCAACTTTGAGGCGATTCTACAAGAGATTTGTCCAGGTCCGAGGTGGCAAATCCATTAGGGCAAGAAGTGGGATTTATGGTACTCTTTTTTAGGTGGTTTACCTGCCTCAATGTAATAGTGTTACGGCGTCCAGTCGCAGCGTCTATATCATGCCCAATTCCCACAATCTCAAAGGTAATACCATCTACTACAATGGTGTCGTGTACATTATAGTAATCTGCCGCTTCTCCTGCTTTAGAAATGCGGGACATCTTTGCTATTTCACTTTCAACAGGCGTTATGCCAAGTTGCCGCATCTGCTCGTCAGTCAATTCCACTTTCTTACCATTGATACAAAGATAATTTTCAAACATAGTTCGGTTCCTTTCTGTTTTAATATTCACCCGGCCAAAGCTCGCGTATCATACGCTGTCATTTACTACTTCTCCTTAATGTCAGGCACGTATAACGGTTTGCCGCATGGGGCGATTTCAATACACTGACACACGGCTGACAACTCATTCATATCACTGTAGTCGCCATGCCAATCAATTTCGACGTCCCCACAATCTTCACCAACACGCTTAAAACTATACTCGTCTAAGCCACGATAAAAGTCTGTGATGAACTGCACCGAAGAACATGCGGCATACCACGTTACCTGATTCCAATAAAAGGTAACATATTTATCTTGGTCAATAATACTATCCGCTGCCGCTATCCATGATTGTGCATTGCTTTTATCCTCTTTTGCTTTCCTTATCAATTCCAAAGCGTCCGCTTTTTTAAGCGTTAATGCAACTTCACTATAATAATCCATAATTTGATCCTCCTCCCAGTGTGTCAACGACACCAACTCATCAAAATTCAAGTATTCCAATTCGGCAGCCGCCAAATCGCCAAGCGAATCGTATGTCCGCGTCCGAAACAGTTCGCCGCTTAAATAGCATTTCATTTCGTAATGCACGAGGTCAACGACAATCTGAATAGGGATTTCTTCGTCAGAAGTGTAGGTGTAAGCAATACTGATGTGTGCCAAATTACTGAAATCACCCTCGCAGTTATATTCTTTCAGACAAAAATCAGTGATGAGCTTCTTGGCGTGTTCGAGAATATATCTGTCCATCGCCTTTATAAACCGTGTAGTGTTGTTGTCATATCTGTCCATTGGCGCTTAATCCTCCCAATACTGTTGGATGAAATTTTCATAACCGGCGTCGATAAAATCGTTTTTGTCCATACCAAAAGTGTTTGTTAGCACATCTATAATTTCACTATCGTTCCATACTCCCGCACAGTAGTCGATGACAGCTTCAATCAACCTCGCAGTTGATGTATCTGTATTCATTTCCTATTCCTCCTTGATTGGACGCAAGGCTACTCTGATAAAAGACCCGTACTCCGTATTCGGATTCCATCTCAATCGCCAATATTGAGTGAAGTCTGAAGAAATATATGTGTTGTGTATCATATCGTCACGAACACCCCAAGTGTTTACACCGTTTTCACGAAAACACAGCACCTTATCATATTTTTCTGCCGTTTGTACGGCATTGTCATAATCATACAAGCTGTAAAATATGTCACTGGCATACCGTTCACATATTCGACCAGCACGTTCTACCATTTTGCTCATAATATCAGAAACATTTTTTGAATTTGTCGTCACTGTCCAATTATCGTAATCACTATACGAGCGAATTTCATAATTCATTACGATTCCTCCTCTATTGTTATCTTAAACCTGTGAATTGAATCCTCACCAATATCAACATACATCACATTGTCATCCATACTACTTGGATATACACAGAGTTCCTCGCAAGTGAGCTGCTTACCGTAATGGGCGTAATACGCCTCCACCAGAAAGCTGTCATTCCTCCAGAAATCGTCCTCCAAGCAGGCTTGAATGATGTCTTTAAGAGACTGAATCATTGTGGGCCTCCTTAATGCATTTTGATTCCTCCTGCGTTCTCAGTGCGCACCACGCTGGCCAGTCCAACTTCGATACCAGCGCTCGTGCCTTTTCTATAAATGTTGTTATAGCCTGTACTTTTTCATCCGAATATGCGCCCCAATAAAATGATGGGACACCATTCTCATAATCATAATTCCACACCACAAACGGGGCAGGATCGTCTTTGATGCCAGACCGCACACCTATTGCGACCCCACCATTACCAATTTCATGGAAAAACTGAATTGTATAATCTGCGTTCACATAACCTATGTGTATCATTTACCGTTCCTCCTACAAACGAACTCTTGTAAACACGCCCTCCTTCTTGTAAGGGTTCCAAGTCAGTCTCCAATACTGAATACCTCGGGGTCTACTGTTTACGGTACCATTTTCTATTTTGCGTTCAATTACACCGTTCTCTTGAAACACTATTAGCTTGTCATACCCACAGTTCTCACGCACAGCATTATCATAGTTACACAATGCATAGTAAACATCACTTGCATAGTCCTCACATAATCGCCCTGCAATCTGCACCATTCGTGACATGATACTTGATATATTGTCGTTTACGCTTTTAGTTGTGTTTCCTTTGTCCGTACTGTAGGGATGCATGGTATATGCCATTTATCGCTCCTCCTTAACTAATTCTGTATGCCACGCCGATGCACACATCGCGTATACATTGCTGATATTCCATTTGTATACAGCTTCGTCTGGTATTGCCGCGTCTATGAATTTCAGCGGAATCCGCAAATCCTTCTCTAACTCAATTTCCAACACGCTGCCAGCGCCGCTCCACTTGTCAAATAGCCCGCACATGACGGTGCGCGGCACGGTAATGTAATCCTCGCTGGTGTTTTTCCAAGGCTCATAACGGAACTCAGGACGCTGGCTTGCAGCTATACGTCGATTCAACTGCAAACATTCGCCCAATGTCATTGACACCAGAAATACTAACTGTTGCATATGGCTGGCGCAATTCGCAAGCTCCTGCTCAACCGATTCCAGATAGGCACTGCCGCCAAAATCCGAATCCTTACGCGCCTTATCGAGCTGCTCCTTGGTATACCCCATCTGTTCGGTTAGCCACATTAAGGCCGCTTTATCGTCAATTTCATCATCCCCACGGCCGTTATAGTGTGGGTAAACACAATTCAGAACATAATCGTAATTGCCATCACCCGTATCTATGAGAATGTCAACATTCACTGTCTGGTCGAGATAGTGATGATAGTCTGGCTGCCAGATTACATGGTCGCGGATATAGGTATCAATTTCTTCTTCAACTTCATCCCACTCGGCAACGTCCTCATCCCATGCCAATTCCACATTAGACATAGTATCGGCTTTCATGTATTCTATGTTCCAGAACCACCCATCATCAATAGTCTCATAAAACGCGGTGTCCGGGTCATCGCTTTGAAAGATTTCCTTTATGTCCGACGATGATATTTCGTCACGATAGTCGGCAGGATAAGTGCAATAATAGTCATCACCTTCCTTACTGTCTAAAACCCACCGCAATTCATCATCTAAAATGCGCTGTAACTCAGCTTGCACCCTTACTTCCATTTTCGCCCCTCCTTACTTCACAACATGTTCCAGTGTTTCCACATCAAAATGATGGTACGCACGGCGCGGCCCCATTGGGTGTTTCTTTTGCAAGCTGCTGAGCACATAGCAGTTGTGCTCCTCACCCATACTATCCGTTACTTTCACAGTTCCCTTCAACAGCCGCATGGAGCTTACCGTTTCCCCAAAGAATTTGAGTGTATCTCTGTCAAAAAAGTGCCCGTTAGGATGCATACGCTGATACTCGCTAATAAGACCGTATACACTATATACCTTCACTGCCATTTATTATTCCTCCTTGCTTTTCTATATCTACACCAATGAGTTCGCCCAACGCCTTTGCCGCTCTCTCAAAAGAGTCATATACATCGTTAGTGTCATATTCAGGCGCAGACATTTCAAAGAATGCCTCTGCCAGCAAGCCTGAAAATTCATCACTATGAATATCATCTTCACTCCATCCATAAAAGGAGATTAATATTTCGCGTTTACATTCATTTACATCCATATCAAGATAAACAAACCCATGAGCGACACGATACATGTCGCCATAAGCATTTACCTGCGCCAATTCAAAGACATTACTGCCTTTTTCGGGGGCTTCCCTGCGGAATCGAGCGTAGTCTATGTCTATACAAATCCAATTACTCTTTTGCATAATCACACCTCATAAACTTGTGCATCGTTTGTCCCATACACCCTGCTTACAGATACACACGATAAGCCAAAATACTCCTGTGCCTTTTCTTCGGCTTCAGACGTTGTGTTGGCAATTATAACTATGATTTTATCTCCTCCATACCTCAAACACGCCGTATAAATGTGTTTACCAATGACACGATAAGCTTGCTCTATGTTATTCATTCAACACACCCCTAAGATTTCACACGCATTGTTCCTACTACACGCCAACCGGCACACGGCTGGTCTGCCCATATCCTTGCTCCTTTAGGCCAGTCGTAACTATCTTTAATGCGCTCCAGTAAATATATTGTTCTCATCGTATCGTTCCCCTCCCATTAATACACAAAGTCCGTCTCGACATAATCCCAGCCGGTGCCCCAGTGCGTCACACCCAGCACGCACAGGTCAAGCATCTCGCAGTAGAATATGATTTCGTCCGTGTGTTCCTTCAGCCGTTCTGCCGTGGCGCGGTCAATCAGATAATACTGGTAGATTTCTATGGGCTCATCTCGCTCCCAATCGTCATCCGCGTCCACCTCGTTGCCGTCGGCATCGTAGTAGCGGGACAGCTCACCGCTCTCAAGGTTGTCATACAGGTTCCCATCCACACTCGCAATCTCGTTGCAGAGCAACATCTGACTGTCTGGATAGAATATCTGGCTGTACTCACAACGCACAGTCTTGCCCTTACAAGTCGTGTACGGATCTGCCACCTTTTCAAATTTATATCTATCTTTGAGCCACTCGTTGTGTTCCAGCACCAAGCCGGTATAGAAATCGTCGTTTTCGTTGCGGTATATCTCATCCGCATAGAATTGTTTGTTAGCCATATTATATCACCTCACCTGTATATCTTAACGATTTCCCAATCTGTTAGTGCCGCTGTGGTATCGAGTTCCCTTATGGGCAACCTCTTAATTACAGCCTTATCGAAGTCGCATTCATAAACATAACGATAAATCTTGGTATCAATTATCCTCTCTTTTTGTATTCGTGTTTCAAATTCCTTGGTCATCGTTTATGCCTCCTTATCTTTCCAGCTCTGCCATGCAATCCTCGCACAGCATACCTATTTCCGTGTGTTCCAGCTTATCCTTGCGTTTTATCTCGCCACACCAGTAGCAGCGATCGTATTCATCTTCGTAGTCCAGCAGTTCCTCAAAGCTGATATCCATGCAATACGGCATCAGCTCGGCCAGCTTTGAATCGTACTTGGCTCCGCCCTCCAACTCTGCCCGCTCGCTGGGATAGAGCATGTCATCCTCCCAGTTGTAGCCATACACATTTCCCTTTTTATCCACGTAAAACTCGCCGTAGTCGCTGTATTTGTTGCCGTCAAGGGTCACTGTGCCGCCAATGTCAAAAATGTCGCACACGCTCTTGGTCGGAGTCCAGTATTTCGATATCTTGTAGGACGTATTACTGAACATCAATCCGGTTTGCTCGTCCGTCACGAAGTCCCCCACGGTGCTGATGTTACCTTCCATGTCGAGGAATGCAAGCCGTGAGCCGCCTATTTCGTTTTCTATCAGCTTGCGGAAATACTTGTCCTGTGGGAAGTGTTTGTTGATACATTTCATGGTGCTGAGCTGGGTCAGTATGTATTCCATCGTGTCGCTTATGCCGCTCCTCGGCTGCACGCTCAGTATGCCGTTATGCGCTACGCCCAGACTGGTTTTGCACATGAGTTTCCGCAGCATACTCAGATTGTCCGTCACAGGGAACGGATGTGTGTTCTCAGGCGATGTGCCGCCGTGTGTGGTTATGCGGAAGTGGAATACCATAGGCGTCTGCACAGTGTCTATTTTGCCCTCTACGCGCTTGTATGCCTTATAGAAGTCTTTATATTCCATGAATCCTTTCTCGATGCACACGCCGCCGTTGGCCGTGTACATGAAGCCTGCGCCGTCCGGATTATGGTTCCACATATTCTCGAACATTTCATCACTGGGTGCTGCTATGCCGGCCTTCTTTACTACTATAATGCACATGATTATGCTGCCTCCTGTTGTCTATGGAATGTTGTTCTCTTGGTCAAATAGTCAATAAGGTCTGGGTAATCCACGTCGCGGAATATATCTTCCCATGTGGTTTTATTTATGTCGTTGATGTTTAGTCCCTTAGCGAATCGACAAAGGGTATCTACGAATTGAAGTGTTGCGTTGAATGTGCTTGCTTTTAGCGTTCCTCGGAACAGTCTGAACTCTATCGTGTTGTCGTTTCTTAGGTTGACGGCGTAATATCGGCCTTCGTTGCGTAAGTCACGCGCTTTGTTGGCAAGTGTGGCATCGTTGTCATCATCCTCCAGCGTGATTTCGTTCTTGCTTGCCCAATGGTTTAGCTGTTCTTCCGTGCGGCGGCTGAACGGTATCATGTGTGATTCCCAGAACCGATTGACCAGCAGCACAGCCTTGGCGATGTTCAAGTCGATTTCAGTTTGGGTGTTGCCGAAGAAATCTCTGTTGACGTGTACATGCAGGCCGCACGTTCCGGCGTCGTGCGATGTGAACCCGTACTCACAGCATTTCTTCCGTATCCATTCCCAGTTAAGTTCATCCATGTGGTAGGCAAGTGTGCAGGGATGGGACACAATTTCCACGCCATCCTCGAGGCTGCCGTCATGCTTGCAGTAGATTTCCGCCACATTGCCCTGCAATTCCTCGGCCAATTTTTCCGGGTCTTTGCCTTTGTCCACTTCCAACTCCACGCCCATATACAGCGGTGTGCCGTAAGCGAAGTCCTCATACTTCTGATAAAAGTCGGGGTCTGGCTTGTACGAATAGTTGTGAATAGTTGTGGATTCCATTTCCTCCGCGCAGCCTTCGCAGTAATGGCAACCGTCGATTGTGTGAACATCATCAGCACGTACCAAGCATCCGCAGTTGTCGCAGGTGTACCAGCTTTCGGCATAGCAGTTGTCACACACCCATATCCCGTTATCATCGCAGCTCATATCCCAATCAAGGCACCAGTCACCGCAATCCGCGCACTGATGATAGGAGCCATGCTCGCGGCAGTATCTGCACACCATGCCCTTGTGCGGCACTTCCACGCAGTTAGGTTCCCAGTCACCGCAGTCCGCGCACTTGTAATAACCCATTTCTTCGGCGCATTCCTTGCTGCAAAAGCAAGAGCTGTCGATTGTCTCTATCCAGTCATCTGTCCAGTCTCCGCAATCCTCGCACTGTATATAGCCCTTCTTCTCAGCGCATTCCTCATTGCAAAACGTTTTGCCATCCTGCGCCGTTATCATTGCTTCTTCGTCTTCGATTACCGCACCGCAGTTCGCACAAATATACTTTTCCATATCCACTTTCCTTTCTGTTGTCACATAGCTGAGATGAGCACGAATATTATATACCATGTGACGATTAAAAAGACGATCCCTGCCGTTTGCACCGCGTACCACGCCACGCTGTACGGGCGGAGCTTATAGTGTTTCATATATCTCTCCTTATAAAAAAAGACGCCATTAAGCGTCCAAGAATTCTAAGTTATCTACACGAGCCTCTAACTCGTCCAACGTGATTTCCCCTGCCACATATTCGTCCAGCGCATCTTGAAATGGTTTATTTACGCCGTCCGTTGCCGTTAGCAAAATGGCCAAGGCTTTATCAACGCTTTGCTGGCGTTTCAGTTTGGCCTGAAATTCCTCCAGCGTTAAGTCGGGTTCTTCCGCTACCTCGCTCAGTCCCTCCCAGTCATCGAGATTTCCCAGTCGCCGCAGATAGTCATGTCCGCCGTCCACGCCAACCGCGCCGCACTTACACATTTTGAAGTCGTGGACGTGTTTGCTTTCGATAATGTCCCCGCACTTCTTACACCTAATCTTATTGGTTATGATTTTCTGCATGGTTTTCCTCCTACGCCACGGCACAGCCCCGTAAGGCCGCGAACAGATCATCCAGTTGCCGCCACAGTCTTTCCCAGTCGGCCATGGCAAGCGGGTTACGTGTTCCGCCCGGCACGTCCGCCCAGTCTTGCGCAAACGTTTCGATTTCCTTGCGCGTATCTGCCACGCGCTGCATGATTTCCCATTTAGACATTGTTGTTTCCTCCTTTGCCGAACCCTGCGCGGCTTGCACATTCGCATTTTTGGGTATAAAAAATAAGGCCACGCCGTTGCGTGACCCATAATTGAGTTCTGTGTTTATTTCCTTTTGGTCATTACATTGTTGAATGAAAAGATTATGCTTATTGTGCCATTCGTTTTAGGCATAATGTCAAAGTTGTCTGCCAAGCTAATTACCTGACGGAACATATCCATTTGATCTGTATCTGCGCCAAAGTTGGTGCAAATCATTTCAACATTTCCGCGTTCCTTATATACGGTACTGATTCCGTAAGTTACTTCCGCTTCCGGGTCTGACTCTGAAGCTAATTCCTTGAGCAATTCGTAGGCTTCTTGCATTTCCTTATATCGTTGCTTATTAAGCGCGTACAAGGCTTTTGCATCTGCCGCTTGTTGCATATTATATGCTTTAGCTAAAAGCGCCCAGAAGCGTTCCTCGTCGCTCATAGGCGTAATATCTATGATTTCCTTCATCCTCTCCTCCTTCTTGCGTTTATGTAAAAGCTTACCATACCGCGCCCGATAAGGCAAGGCTTTTCCAAATCATACAAGCAAACCCCGCACACCATTGCGCGAGGCTTAATCTATGATTTATGACGGGGTATGACGTTCCGTGAACACTAACCCCGATAGCCCACTACCACATAAACTATCGGTTAAAAAGCGAAAAGCCATACCCTTGCGCTAATCATATCACGCTTAGGAATAAAACGCAAGATTACTTATTGCGCTCGTACAGTGATTCATAGGACGTTCCGGTTATGACGCGGTTGATAACCTGCACAACCAGTTTGATTATGGTATTTCCTTTAGGCATAGCCACAGTCTTAGGCTTTTTACCTGCTTTGCACGCCGTCAGCACCATAAAGGCGATATCCTGAGACGTTACCTTATAAATGTTCTTTCCTTCGCCATTGTCCTCGAATATGATAGCATCCACCAGACGCTGGAGCTCTTTCGTCAACGTTGTTTTGCTAATAGGATTCTTTTCCTGAGTACGTTCTGTGTGCTTGTCCATGCGGTACACGTTAAGCAATTCCTTCCAGTCTCCGCCCAATTCCGCCGTTGCGTAAGCAGACAGCAGACGCGCCATGTTATCCGCCCGGTACACCCAGCCGGATTCGTTACTGATTTTCTGAGGTTCACAGAAACGGTTGAACGCCGCCAAGTCGATAATCTTTTTCCCATCGACAAGCATATACTTGCCATTTTCCTTATCCTGCCCTAACGTTATCTTGCTCACTTCCAACGCCATGATTGCGTTGTACATAGGCTTATCGGATGCCCGCAGCACGGAAAATTCCTCATTCATAACCATGAGATTAAGCTTGCTTACGTTTTCGCTCACGCCGTGCAGCAGCTTTGCAATTTCGTCGTTGGGCTTGTTCTCAAGGATAAGGCCATTCAGGTTCTGGATATCGCTTTCAAGGTTCTTGCGCATTTCGATTGAGTTCATAGTTATATCTCCTTAATATCTGTTATATTAAGGGCATAAGCCCTTTGATTAACAATCAGTACGTTAATCAAAAGTCTTACAAAAGCGGGCTACACTTGTTAAGGCATAGCCCGCCTGATACGCTTATTTTTTTTTGCCCTTGCGTGCTCGCTTACGTTTCAACGCGATGCAGGTTCAAACGCTTACATGGCAGACGCGGAACGAATTCCATGTAATGGGTCGTTTTGTACGCAATGGCGCGGAACGCCTTGCATGGCCTGTTCTTGCCTGCTTGCATATTAACATATGCTTACACGTTGGCGGTAACTAACCCCGATACAGTCAAGCGTATTTGCTCAACGCTTTGCCGCGCGGCTTACCGTCCCGCGCGTAACGTTGCAGGCGCTTTTCGCTTTCGCTTTCGCCCGCGTTGTGCAGGCGCTTGCCTGCGGCTTGTGTTCGTGCCGCTTGCTTGCGCTTACAGTTATAGGGGATTGAGAAGAACGTTTCACAACGTTTTTAATAAAAATATTTTGAATAAAAAAATAGCCGCCTTGCGGCGGCCTTATACAGGTTATTTACAGTTTGAACGCGCGTGTTTCATCCGGCCACAACGTTATGGCCTTATCTTGCATCCGTTTGAGTTGTGCGCTAACAGCTTGTTGAGATACGCCCAACTTATCGGCTATCGCTGTAATGCTCAGCCCCTGCATACGATAATCAAGTATAAGCGCGGCACGTTCACGGAGTAACGGCCTTATCTGCTCTAACATATCCATGGTAACGGCATAGTCTGCCCAATCGTGTATGTCATAGTATCGCGTCACGCGGATATAATCGGGGTCAACTATCTCCGCGCCGTCATCAGTATGCGCCATATCTTCTATGTATGTATCACGCAAGGCAGGACGAACAGCGGCGGCATATATGGCTTTGTGTACAGCTTTATAGGCGGCTTTGCGCACGGCATCAGGCAGGATATAGGCAGCATCGGCGGCTATCGCGGCGGCTATGCAAGGCGCGCACGTCTCTATGATGGCAAGCGCGGCGACCTGCACAAGATCTGCCGCATCGGTAAGCGGCTGAACGCGCAGCGCGTCATATGCGTCCACGTCATCCATGGCACGGCCATACATACGCATGGCAGCCGCGTCACGTCCGGCCAACGCCGCGCGCATATTGTCTATTTTTTCGGCGCGTCCAGCTTTAGCGGCGCAAGTACGCAATGCCGTGCGGGCAATTATAGTTGCGTGTTCGGTGGTGGTGTGCGTGTAGTTGGTGTTCATGTTATACCTCTTTCCGGCCCATTGGCCTGTTATGATGATACTGCTATTTTACTGCTTTGCGGTGGTGGTGGGTAGGCAGTTTGTCGTTATATTGGGGTCGCAATGCTATAAGTGCACGTTATGGCAGTGTGGATAATGTGGATAAGTGTGTGGATAACGTGTGGATGGTGTGTGGACGATTATCGTTTAACGATAATTTTAACTAATGGTTATTAGTTTAATCCTGCCTTAATAGCCCTGATCCCCCTAATATCCGCCCATCGTAGAAAATGGCGGATTTTTTTACAGATATATAGGGGGTATTTCAACCGTTTTAGCCCATATTCCGGGCGTTTTTCGGTGTAGTACATCCACCCACACCTCACCTGCCGATTCTCCCTCACATCCGTCCCAAAATTCACACATCCCAATATCCATCCCAACGCCATTCCCACCCCGCAGCAAAGAGCCCCTAATCGCTTACGTTTTTGACATATAATTTAAGGTTATATCGATTAGTCTTGCCGAGAGCACCGATGTTCTTTATATAGCCTAATGGGGTCTGTAGCGTAAGCAATGGGTCTATACGTCCGTTTTTCAAATACGTTCACGTCTCTGTCTCTTATGATATAATCGTTCCATGCCATTAGTCTGTCGGTCAGCCAGAGTTGATTTGTCTTTTACCTTTTTGGCTGCGCTCAGTCGCCGCGAGGCTTAACTCGGAAGCAAGCTTCCTATATTGACAGATAACTGGTGCTTATGGTATTATAGCCAACACATAATTCCCAATTAGGTGCAACCGAATAGCGTTATGCCCTCGTGGTTTGCGGAGCAACCATACCTGCAGTTGTCCTGATATATTAGGAGAAGATCCAAAAAGCCCTGAAATTAAGCCTATTTTAAAAATTCTGTCACCAAAGTGGTGACAAAAATATTTTTGTATACCAAATTGATGTACAAAGGAGGATTTAATGAAAGTAAAAGTATGTGATGCAATTATGGGGAGCGGCAAGACTCAGGCCGCCATTGTCAAGATGGACAGATGCGTTGACAGGCGCTATATGTTTATCACTCCCTACCTGAACGAATGTGAACGTGTGTGCGCGGCATGTGAGAAGCGCGGGTTCCAGCAACCGCAGACAGCTGAGGGCAGTAAGCTGGAGTCGCTGCACAGTCTGCTGAAATCCGGCATCAACATAGCAAGTACGCACGCCCTGTTCTATTATTATACAGAAGAGACCCGAGAGTTAATCAGGCAAGGGCATTATCACCTCATATTGGACGAGGTTGTAGATACAGTGAAACTGCTTGATATCAATAAGAATGATGTGAAATCACTGTTAGCTTCGGACTTTATTGAGATTGATCCCGAGACTACGCAGGTTACTTGGAAAGACAAACGTTATAATGGGCATTGGCAAGAGCTGCGGCAGCAAATAGAGCGAGGCTATGTGACATACAGCCAAGACAAGCTCCTCTTGTGGATGATGCCTATCGAGGTATTTGAGGCTTTTGAGTCGGTGACTATTTTAACGTATATGTTTGAGGGGCAGTATCTGTACTGTTATTGTCAGCTTAACGCAAAAGTCAAGATTAAATTGTAAAAAACCTGAAAAAACTTTTTACACCAGGGCGGCCACTTCTTCCGCGAACACTTCGTCGGCCGTCCGGAAGCCGAGGATTTCGCGGGGGTAGGCGTTCAGCCAGTCTTCGACGGCCTGGACGTCCTTCGCGCTGACCTTTCCGAAGTCGGTCCCCTTTGGGAACCAGCGGCGGATCATGCCGTTTATATTCTCGTTCGTCCCGCGCTCATGGGACGAATACGGGTGACAGTAGAAGACCTGTGTCCGCTTCTGCCCCTTGCGAAGACATGACCGTTCAAGCCCTTCCACGTCTGCGAACTCGCTTCCGTTATCAACTGTAATCGTTTGAAATATCTTGCTGAACATAGTCCCGAAGCGACGTTCCAGGCGGTCCAGGGCGGCGACGACGCTTTCCCTGGTCTTGTCTTTCAGCTTTACCATGATTTCCTTCCGGGCTTTCCGCTCCGATAGGACCAAAAGGGCTTCCTTCGTCCGCTTCTTGCCGTCGACACAGTCCATTTCCCAGTGACCGACGGTTTTCCGCTTCTTTACCTCCGGGGATCGCTTTTCAATGCTCTTTCCGGCGGACTTCCGCTTGGCCGGCTTGGTCTTCTTGATCCGCTTATATGACCGCTTCTGTTTCCCTTTGCTGGGGAGGTGAACCATTTCCAGGGTCAGGAACACGCCCTTCTTGATGTAGGAATAAAGGGTCGCTTCACAGATCGTCGTGTCGAACTGGATTCCCTTGACTTTGATTTCGCCCAGGACGGCGGCCGGGGAATAGCCGTCCTCGACGATCCGGCGTTCAATGTACGCGGCCAGGCGGTGATCCTTGCCTATTTTCAGGCCAGGCCCCTTCGCGGCCAGGTTTCCCCGGTATGCGGCTTCGGCTATGTCCGGGCTATACCGTTCTTCTTCGGTCCAGTCCGAATTTCGGTGGATATACCGGCCCCGTTTCAGTTCGTTGTAAATCGTGTTCCGGTGGACGCCGATTTCGTCGGCTATCTCCTGGACCCGCTTCCCGCATTTCAGGAACGATTCGATCCGAAGGCGGTCGTTCCAGGACAGGTGTTTGAATCTGCGCTTCTTCATGTTCCTTCCCCCTATAAAGAAAAACAGCCCCCGCCTTTGCCGTGTGGCAAGGGTGGGGGCTTTGCTGTGCTGTCAGATCAGATCGCGCGGGTGGACGCCCAGGAAGTCGGCGATCCGAAGCGCCACGGCCAGGGACGCGGTTTCGATTCCCCGTTCCCCGCTGTCGAACTTCTGGATCGTCCGAATGTTGACGCCGGTTCCTTTCGCCAGGGCGGCCTGTGTCAGCCCCCGTTCACAGCGCAAACGCGCGATCGTCGTTTCGCTCTTTGTGCTTCCGGATTTCATTTGAATCGCCGCCTTTCTCTGTTCTGCTTCTATATTACGCCTTTTAGACCGTAATGTCAAGTAAAAAATAAGGCCCACGGAAGGTCGTTCCGTGGGTCTATTCTTCTTCCGGTTCAAGTAGTTCTTCAATGGGGACTTGAAGGACGGTCGCGAAGGCGCGAAGTTCGTAGTCCATGACCAGTCGGCGGCCGGCTTCGATGTTGCTGATCGCGTCCTGGGCTATGTTCACGCCCTTCATTTGCATTTTCGCGGCCAGGGTTTCCTGTGAAATGCGCTTCGCCAGGCGCGCCATTCTGACGCGCTCCCCGCATATATTCCGCCGTCCGTAGTAGCCCAGATTCTTCATTTTCGTCCCCCTGTCTATGGTCACTTGCAATATTCTATTTGACGTTACCATAAACTATGGTATGATATTATTGGTATGAACCATAAATATCACTCACAAGGGGGCTTTTATATGGTCTGGAAAATCTTTGGTGCTTTATCTCTTGTCCTGGCCGCCGTGGCGGCTCTGGTGTCGGCCACGACCGCGCCGGAATACAAGACAGGGGCGGAATGGGTGATCGCGCTTCTTTTCGTCGCCCTGGCGGTCTTCCTGTTCTGGCAAGGGGCGAAGTCCAGCGCCGGGAAGAAGGCGAAGCGCCAGGGCGGGAACGGGACATATATGACCGAACAGGAACTTCAACAGATTCAGGGCGGCGTTCTTCCGGCTCTTGCGTCGGTTCCGGTGGTCCTGGGCGAAGGCGAAGTCGCCCATTTCTTCGCGCCGGCGCGCCGGTATGTCACGAAGAAGAAAGCGGTCGGAAGGACCGGAAGCGGCGGCGGCGTCAGTGTCCGCGTCGCGAAGGGCGTGTCTGTGCGGTCCGGCGGCGGGGCCAGTCAGACGGTCTATGACGATGTCACGGACGCCTTCGACGGCCTGGCGGTTCTCACAAACCGGCGGATCGTCTTTCTGGCAAAACAGAACGGCTTCGACTGCAAGCTGTCCACGATCTCCGCGATCCTGCCGGAAGGCGACGGGCTTATGATCCAGGCCGGGGCGAAGAACTATCGCCTGACCGTGGCGCAACAGGGATATTTTTCGAAGGCCCTTGACATGGTGGTCAGATAAAGCAAAAAGGCGGACGGGTTTCCCCGTCCGCCTTTCTTACTTCGTCTTCATTCGCTTGTTGATCTCCCGCGTGATCTTGCGGGACACTCTGGCCTGTTGGGAATCCTTCGTCTTCTTTGCGGCGCGCTTCATGGTGAAGCGTCCCCGGACGTAACCGCCCTTCGGGCCGACGAACATTCCGCCTTCCGGGTCGTCCCGGTTGTAGACGAAGGTGTTCCCTTCCCAGTGACCAGGGACGAAGTGACTTCGGAAGCCGTGTTCAAGGTGACTCGCATAGTCAAGCGGATTGTAAAATCGGACGATATAGCGTTTCCCGCTCCGCCTGGCCGTCTTGTCGGACTTCCAGTTCCGGCGGTAGTCGCCGGTATTGACGATGTCCGGGCTGTCGTTCTTGCAGATCAGGCGCGCCTGGCGGACGGCGTACCGGCCTTCGCCGACGGCGATCTGGGACATGATTTCCGGGACGTCGTCTTTCAAGGTTTCCAGGCCGCCGATCCAGCGGACAAGGTCTTCTTTCTTTACGCCCACGGGATCGCCCCCTTTCCGCCGGCTCCGGCCGGCTTACGCTTTGCGAAGGTTCGCCGCGTTGACGGCGGCCGTGACGGTCGCGCCGACGCCGATCACGACGCGGTCGCCGTTGACCTGGATCACGTCGTAGGTGTCATAGTAGGTCTTGAAGGACTTCCCGTCATAGGTGACGGCGTTCAGGACCTTCACCTTGTCCCCCTTTGCGAAGGACTCCGGCGCGGTCGCGGCCGGAATCTTGATCTTCTGGCCGACGCGGATCAGGTTCGGGTTCGCGATCCCGTTGTAGGCGGCGATCTCCTGATAGGTGGTCCCGTACTTCGCCGCGATCGCGGACAGGGTGTCGCCCTTCTTCACGGTGTAGACGGTTTTGCCGCCGCTGGCGGGCGGGGTCACGACGGTCGCGCTTCCGCCGGCGTCGGAATAGTCGACATAGGGAAGGCGGCCGTGTTTCTGCCAGGTCCTGGTATTGTAGCCGGCCTTCTTGCCGATGTTGCCGACGGCCGTGATCTGGACGTCGTTTTCGAAGGCCGGGGAACACTCCACGGCCAGGCCGTCGCCGATATAGACGCCGATGTGGCCGGGGACCCACAGGGCTTCGCCGGGGGTCATGTTCCCCCAGTTCCCGGTCGACACGTTCTTACACTTGCCGATCATGCTGTCGGCTCCGATGTCGGGGACGCCGTTAGAAGCGTAGACCGCGCCGCCGTAGGTCTTCGACTTGTCGCCGGTCCAGCCCCACAAAATCCCCTTGATCAGACAGACACAGTCAAAACCGAAGGTGTCGGCGCTGGCGGCCTTGATCATAGCGGTCCGGGCCGCCTGTTTGTTGTAGCTGTGATTCTGGGTGTACCTGGTCTTATTGGCGGCCGTCATAGGCGCGCCGAAACAGCCCATGACGTACAGGGTTTTGTGATTCTGGGCCGCGTCGATCAGTTTTTCGATAAAGGTTTTACTTTTCATCATTGTCGGTTTCCCCCTTTACAGGCTCGATCACCGGGATTTCCTCGAAGTTGACGACCTTCGTCATGTCACACAGGGCGTCGATCAGTTCACCCAGGGCCGTAACATCGACGGGATAGTTGATATACTCGGCGGAAGTCTGGACCATAGCCATGACCCATTCCTTCCGGGTCGCCCCGTCGGCGAACTTCGTTTCCGCTTCTTCCATAAGGCTGATCACAAGCCCCAGAAGGGCGGCCCAGTTCTTTTCCTGGGTCGCCTTCTTGACGTACTGGATCAGCTTGTAGGCCAGGGGAATACAGGCGGACAGGCCGGTCAGGATAGCGACGACTACGGAAATAATCTGTTCAGTGTTCATGTTCTTTCCTTCCTTTCGTTACAGTTCTTTCGTGTCATTGTAAATTTCGGGACCGTACTTCTTCCGAAGTTTGATCCGGTTTTCTGCTTTCGCCTTGCTGTAATAGAAGCCGGTCGCGGCCGCCGTTTCGGTGAAGACGGCCGGGATCAAATACGCAAGGGGCGACGTGTCGCCGGTTCTCCATACCATGATCAAGGTGAAGACGGTCACGCCGAACGTGACCGCCCCCACGGCGGAAATGATCACTTTTGAGAACTCCCGCTTCCTGACGCGGCGTCCCCCGCTCATGGCCGCTTCTCCAGGTCGTCGATCCGGTGGTTTGCGACCTTGATCCTTTCCGTCAGGACCGCCTGGGCTTCCTCCAGGTTATAGGTCCGTTCAACGACGGAATTGTGTTTGTCCACCTTCTTTTCCAGTTGTTCCAGCCGGTAGGCAATCAGGGCGGAACTTCTCTTGTTTGCGAAGTAGGACCCGCCCAGAGTCCCCAGAAGGGATAGGACGGCGACAATAATTCCTTCTGTCATTGGCTGTCTTTTCCTTTCCTGATATGGAGAAGGGCGGGATTTCTCCCGCCCGTTCTCTTTATTCGACTGCTTCCGTCCAGCCGTAGACGCCGGGTTCCCAGACGTTCCCGTCGGTGTCCGACGTCCAGTGTTTCCCGTTGTGGCTGACCTTGTCGCCGGCGTTGTATGCGTCATGCGCTCCCAGGGGTTGGGACCATGCCGGCCATTCCTCCGCCGGGTCGCCTACTTTGGACCACAGGGCCGGGGTCAAAGACGGGTTCCAGCCCTGTTGTGAAGTGTGGCCCTGGCCTTTGTTGACGCGGTACAGGTTCCCGTCCAGCGGGTCCCGCCTGATCTGGCCTTCGGTGTAGGCCACAGGATAGGCCCAGGGGGAGAACTGACCGGCGTTCTCTGTGGCCGTGATGTCGTCGATCTGGCCGGCTTCGGCCATGACCACGAAGGCGATTGACGTTGCCCTGGCCGTTTCGGCGACCGGGTTCTGTTCCGCGCGGGCCTTTGCTTCGGCCATGCTGACGAAGTCACACTGTTCCGGTTTGAACATGATGTTTCCCCCTTTCTTTACGCGAACCGGACGGTCGCCTGGATCACTTCGATTTCCTGGGTCCCTTTCGTCATGTAGAACCGATAGGCCAGGCCGTAGGAAGGCGACACGACAGTCGCGTTCGCGAAGGTGTGGACGAACTTCCCGACTTTGCTTGTGATGTCTTCCCAGACAGGACTGTCGTCGAACGGGTTGTTCGTTACCTCGACATGAAGTGTCGCGTCGGCCGGGTGATCCGCCGGGTACAGGGACAGGAAGACCTTTTCGACCTTCGCGTCCGTTGCAATCGCGCGGGACGCGGCGATTCTGGTGACGGTACGGCTGAACGTGATCTGTCTGGTCGCGCTTCCGCCGGCTCCGTCTGTGACGTAGATTTTCAGAACGTGGGACCCGGTCAAAAGCCGAAGCCATACGCCGGACAGGTCAGCCGTATTCTGAACGCCGCTTGTCGCCTTAAATGTCCGAAGGGTGATTGTTTCGGCTCCGTTGCTCACGGTTTCCGTGACGGTCAACGTCTGGGACGCGGCTTCGTTGTCTGTGACGGTGTACTGGTAGGAAAACGGGTCGGTTTTTGCTCCCATATTCTGATCGCTTCCGCTGATCACCGGGTTTGTGTTGTAGGAAATGGCCGTCGCGTTCCCGGTCCTGTATGCGGATTCCGCGCCGTTGCTATCGACCGCCTTCACGCGGACCTGGTAGTTCGTCCCGCTCGACGGGACTGTGTCGACGATAGACTTCGCGGTCGTGATTCCGATCTGGGTGTAGGCCCCGGAATCGACGCGCCGTTCATAGACGTAATTGATCGCGTTCCCTTCCGGATCAGTAGACCCGCCGGTCGTGATTGTCAAAGACTGGCCGGCGCGCGGGGTTCCGTGGGAAATAGAAGACGGGGTCGTGGGCGGCTGATTCCACTGAATGATATAAGCCCCGTCTGTGTCTGTTGAATCGGATACCAGATTCCCAGATTCCAAATACAAAGCCGGCCGAACGCCACCGTAGCCATAGTACGCGCCGTAGTTGCTCAGACTGCCGTCCGTGCTGACAGAGCGCGCAAGGTGCGCGTTGCTGGCGTACGGGGTTCTAAGCCACCAATACCAATAAGAAGACGCGTTCAAGCTGGAATTTGTATATTCCGAATTGCTGACGGCTTCGGCGGTCGGGTAGCACTGGCGGCGCGCGGCGCTGGAAAAGTAGGACCACAGGGCCCCTTCGGCCACGCTGTTTTCGTTGGACAGGCCGACTTCGGTATTTGACAGAAGAAAGACCTTTCGGGTAATGTCTTCATAACCGCCGCCGTCGGTGACGGTATTCTTTGCGACACGGATCACGGCGTCCAGGATAGCTTTTCGGAAGTCTGCTT